AGTAAATCTAGGCGATCCATACTTTTGTAATAAGATTTTTTGGGAATAATAAAAAGAAATTATCCATTCAATATATGGAAAACCTTTATCGGCCGGAACTTTAAATATTTCTTTTAATTTCTTTTCTTCTTTGGCTAGTAGATCTTCAGGTGAGGTGTATTTTACATTTTTAATTAAAGCTTGAGTGAAAATATAAGTTGCACCCAATTCTTGCTGTGCTGTGGTTGCTTTTTTATCACCGGCGTTATTTTTATATAATACATTAAGTGATTTAAAACCTTTGAATGTTATTACTGTACCTTCAAAACTAGAACCACTTAATTTTTTCGATGTGGCTGAGATATTTTTTTGTTTAAGCGTGTTTTCTAGTTCAGATTTGAATCCCTCTCGGTTTACAACATTAAGCGTAATAGATGAATTTGATTTCCACTCATAATTTACCTTTTCGTCAGCCAATTTTTTATTGGAGTAGATTTGGTCTTTTAATAAAGCTTCTAATTGTTGTTGTTGAGTAGTTGTGGCCATATTTCACCTTATGATTTGTATGTCTTTTCCAGAGGTCCAAACTTCAAGTTCGGTCCGCAAACGACCTTCCGACTTGAGTGTTTCATACCTATTTATAGCTTTGTTTTTCCACCACGCAATTAGATTGTTAAGTTCAAACTTATCATAGTTATCATCTTTAATCAATATATCAGTCTTACCATTCACCACATCCAAGAAGTTTTTAAATCCATAATTGGAAATATAGTATCGTTTTTGTTCCGTTAACTTCTTAGCATTGGCAATGACTTCGTTGAACCTGGTGAGTTCTGGTGAACCCTTGAGTGCAATTTTAGTCATGGAGATAATCTTCATGCTGATTTTGAGTTTCTTACTTGAAGCATCATCTTCTACAATCTTACCACCAATTTTAGATTCTACAAATTTACGCAAGTTTGTATATGGTTCTCCGTGCATCATTGGCAAGAAATCGCTTTCAGTTTCACCCTTATGTCGAATAAACGGCTTCATACCATCATACTGTGAGGATGACTTTGTGCTTCCATATAAACTTGTAGTCTCAAACAAACACAAGTTCATGTTATATTTCTTGTTGATAATTTCACGGACTGTATGTGAACAACAGATTGCAGCCAATAATTTACCACCAAGATAATTAAAACCAAACGGTTGTGCTGGTACAATCACAAAACCCATCATTGAGGTATTGTTGAAAGCCTTACCCCATTCAGGTTTCTGTGTAAACACTTGGCCTAACATTGCATTGCGAGGTCTGCAATTGATTACTGGTGAACCAATACGAATGAAACCTAGATATTGGCCGGTATTTCGTTCTCGGACAGCCAACTTAACATTACGACCAACTGGAGCAATATTAATATGTGATGAAGTGATGGACAATAGAGTTTCCCAAGTATCACCCGGACACTCAAAAACTTCAATATCCATATCTTTTGGATGCATTGTAAAATCAGAAAATAGATCATCTTCTGGTGAAAACAATGAAGCTGGCATTTCATCCAATGATGCCAACTTTTGAGCTCTCATATATTCATCAATGCGATTAAAATTACTGAAATAATCTTCAAAAACTTTAGCACAAATCAAAGCATCGTCTTTAGATAACATCATACTTTAAATCCTTCAAAACCTTTTTTCTTGGGTTTATTATCTCTGTCGCCAAATGTGTTTAACGGTTTATCTTGGCCCGCATCAGCCAGACCGTCTTGGCCAGATTGTTCTACATCATACAACCTCATCTTAGACCTATCAACACCCAATGTAAATCTTTTATAATATGTCGGATCATTATAACGATTCTTCAACTGTTTAACCATAATCTGGCCGAGTTCTTCCAAATCTTCAGAAGTAATCAGTGCAAACATCAAGTCAGCAGTTGCGGGCAAACCAAAAGATTCACTGGTGTCCTCTAGACCAGGATCAGAGGAGGTGAATCCACTTCTAGTTGTCTGTGTCGCACTTACAATAGGAACATTAAACTCTACAGCAAGGCCTCGGAGTTCTTCTGCAATAGACTTTACATATGTATAGGAGTTAATATTCGATCCAGGCTTAATCCTCGCTGAACAGCAAATATTAAGGTAATCAACAAAAATGATATCAGGAATGAAACTCTTCTTGAGATTAAGTTCATTCAACAACGTCCTGAAGTGTGTAACGGATGCAGATGCAGTTGGATACTCTTTGATAATCAATTTACCAGTAGTCTTAGCTTTCACTCTCGACACCTTTTTATCATACAAATCTTTAGGAAGATTCACCAATTCATCAATCGTCACATTCAATAGATTCGCATCAATACGTTCCGCAATTTTCTCTTCAGCCATTTCCATTGTAATATACAATACATTATAGCCTTGTGACATTGCACCAGCACCAACGTGACACATAAAGAGTGATTTGCCAACACCTGTTCCGGCCAACGCGATATTCAGAGTCTTTCGAGGCAATCCACCCTTTGTAATCTTATTGAAGTAATCAAGATCAAATGGGATGCGTTCTTCTTTTCTGTGGTAGAATTCATATCGTTCATCCGAATCGGCCAAGTAATCGTGACCAACCGAAGTATCGAAACTGATTGCTAGAGCGTCCGAAAGTATCTTGGGAATCGAACCTTTGTCGTTGGATTTGTCTTTACCGTCGAGAATCGAAATAGACCCCAATACAGCATTGTAAATCGCCTTTTCTTGACAAAACTTTTCCGTTCTTTCAACAAGCCATTGAATCTGGGATTGTTCCGACTTAGACGCCTCAATTTCCTTGAGATAAGTTTCGCACTTCTCCACTTCATCATCTGTAACAGAACGTAGGTCTCCGATGGCAAGGCCAATAGCCTCAATCGACGGTGGTAAATTGTAAGTGTTTGCGAACGATGAAATTTCATGGTACAATGTTTTTTCGGTACGGTCTGTGAAGTATTCGTCTTTCAGAAACGGAAGAACCTTACGGAGAAAATCTTCCGAGTAAATCAGGTGTTTCAGTATCGTCTGTTCCAGTTTCATCAATCATTTCCTCATCTAGGTTTGAAGACATTATTTCTACCAGCAAATCGCCGGCATATTGTTTAAAGTCGGAATCGGATTCCAACTTTTTTGGCTTCATTACAGGCGATTCTAACACATAGTAAGCAAAAAGTAAATGGGCCTGATCGAATTCTTCCTTAAAAGACACCTTGCCGTACTTGAACAAGGTGTCTTTGTAAGGTCCGGTCAACAATCGGATATGTGTGATATCCGCTTCTTCCTTAGGATTGATGAAGCAATAGTCTTGACCTTCAATCATGTTAATCCCCAAAAACGCCAGCTTCACCACCCTGCATAATCTCTGAAGAGGCTACTCGGTATTTACCCTCAATGAAAGTATTGAATGACTCACTGGTAATAATGTTATTCCAGAAATCTTTAGTGTCTGTATCTTTTTCACGATACTTCTTATCTTCGATTTCACCAGTATCTTTATTTACTTTAGAATACCAACCATTTGATGGCTTTATAACATGCCCGGATTCGAGAGCGAGATCCAATAGGCCAGACCACTTGCTGATGCCGCCGTCAAAAGATACGCTAACAGGGATTTTAGATTTTTCTTTAACATACCTTGATTTTTCTACATTAATAATGAAATGGTACCCAACAATTTCGGTACCATCCTTTTCTTGTTGGCGACCGATGATAAAAATGTTATCTGCGGAATAATATGAACCGGTACCACCACCCACAATATCTTTGGGGAACATACCGATTTCTTTGTATGTGTGATTCACCACAACCATTGGAATATCTTTCAACGACAGATGTGGAGTAACCATACGGAATAGTGACTTGATTTGTTTGGCTCGTGACATATCTGCAACTGATTTACCATCTAATGCGTCATCAACTTCTTTCTTTGATGCAAGATTACCAATGGAATCAATGATGATAATCAAATGTTCACCGCGGTCAACCCCAGCCAATTGCGTCATAATATCAAACTTTAGTTGTTCAACATTAGTAAGAGGGGTATGCAAAACGCGATCAGTATCAATCCCGAATGAATTAAAATAAGACTGAGGAGTGCCAAACTCAGAATCATAAAATAAGAGGGCTGCATCTGGGTATTTGTCCAAGTAAGATTTTGCCATTAACAACGAAAACGCTGTCTTGAAGTGTTTTGACGGTCCAGCCCACATCGTGAGCCCAGGTGTTAACCCGCCGTCTAGTTTACCTGATAGTGCCACATTAATCATTGGCACCGGTGTTGCAATCATATCCTTCTGTGTGAAGAACTTCGATTTGGATAAAATAGCAGAATCTTTGATGCTGCTGTTCTTTTTGATTTTGTCTAAAATGCTCATATTTACCTTTAACTAAAAAAATCTTCAAGCGTGCTTTGTTTTTCTGTAGACCAACCGATGCAATCGAGGATTATTCGAATCGGTTCAACAAATGTCTTTTCAAAT